TTCAATCGTCCACAGATTGATGCCACGGTTTGCCCACTCGGTCAGCAACAGGTTCAGGCTACGACGCGCCGTGCGGAAGTCATAGCCTGTCCGCATCTCAAGACCACAACGTTCGAAAGCTTCCTCGAAGATGTCGTTGAGCGTCGGATTAAACGCCGTTGTTGACGTTGTGAATGCCATTATTTCTTCCTTGCTGCTCGCATGTTATCCACTAGATTCGGATAAGGGCGTCCTGCTTTCTTAGCCATGGCCTTAGCCGATGCCTTTTGAACCGCAGTCAGCACAGATGGCTTGCCAAGACCTTTAGGGCGAGGACGATCCCAGATGGGTTTTACCTTACCGCCCTTCTTGTATTCCTCGAAGTCGGTATCATCGCGCCTCGCCTTCCGCTTGCCACTTGGCATCTTGGAAGGGCTAATCGCTCCCATGCCGCGTGAGGCCATCATGTCAGCAAGCCTTGCCGCCGTACTTCATGCCTTTGGTCGATCCAGCCATCTTTACCATCGTGCCTTTGGTTTTGCCTTTGGTGGCAACGCCATCACGACTCGGAGCAGCTGTCTTAACCGCACCCATCTTGGTCATGCCGCCAGAAGCCATCTTCTTGGTCTTGCCGCCGTATTTCATACCTTTCATTTCAGCCTCTTCATGTTTGATCATGGATTTGGGAGCGCCCTTCTTCTTCATGAAGGACACCTCTTTCTTCATCATAGTCTTTGACTCAGCCATACCACCCTCCTTCTTTTTTGAAATGCCAGCCTCAGAGAGGCCGATAGCGATGGCCTGCTTGGGGTTGGTAACTTTTTGGCCGGACGAAGACTTCAGCTCACCAGCCTTGAACTCACGCATGACTTTGCGCACTTTGTTTTGCGGGTTCTTCACACCATCCTCCCGCGAGTCTTGCCACGCGATGCGATGCCATCTGCACGAGATGACGCGCTGCCCATCTTAGGCTTGGCCATCTTCACAGGCTTCATAGCTGACGCCTTAACTTGGCCGCCCTTCTTGAACCGCTGCTGCTGACCCATCTGGTCATTAGGGCCCGCCTGCGCTTGAGGCTGCATGTTGAACGTTTGGTTTACGCCGCCGTTCTGACCACCGGCTTGAGGCTGGTTGCCGTAGAAAGGATAGGTTGGCTGCTGAGTCATGCCCCCATCTGCGTACTTTTTAATCTTGCCACCCTTGGCGTATTTGATAGCGTTTTCCCCCAACAACTTTTTCTTTTCAGGCTTACCGGGCAAATTCTGAGGATTAGTCATTGAGCCGGGCTTCGGGTTTGGCAAAGGAGGAACTTCACCAAACACATCTTTTTCCATGCGGCGCTGGTTACGCTCATTAATAACGTCACGCTTTGCCTGCTTTACATCTTCGTCAGTAACAGCCATTAGCAAATCCTCCCACGAGTTTTGCCCCGCTGGGCAATACCATCGGCACGAGAAGATGCGGAACTTTTAATCACTCCGCCTTTTTTCTTTTCGTATGGCGTATCTGGCTTCATGCCAAGTCCTTCTTTATACATTCGGCCATAATTGCGAGCTTCTTTTGCAGTACGCTCGCCCATTTGTTTAATTTTTTCTACTGCTCGACCACCAATATCAGAAGCAGCGTCACCTAACTTGCGAACACTGTCAGAATAAGTTTTTGCATACTCTTCTGGTGCGCTCTCTAAATCTTCCATAAAAGATTTTTTAGCCATACTAAACCATCCTCCCGCGAGTTTTGCCACGCTGGGCAATACCGTCTGCCCGCTTAGATGCAGTGGCAGTTTTTACAGCGCCACCCTTTTTCATACCAAGCTTGGGAGGCTCATATCCGATACGACGAGGTGCCATGCCAACTTTTTCAGGGCCGGGCGTAATGTCTTTGATAGGACGGAATGAAGGCTCAACGCGCTTCTTGACGGTCTGCTTGACTGCTTCTTTGGCTGCCAAAGCTTGTGCACCTTTTTGCACCGCCTTGAGGCCGGGCCCACCAATCATGCTCATCTCAGGAGCAACAGTCTCAAGAGCCTGCTCCTTTTCCATTTTCTTGCGGCGCTCCATCTCAGCAGCCGAAGCTTTAGGAACAGCAGCTGCCTCACGAGCCTTCTTGTCTTCGCGCCACTTGTCGCCAATCGCAGTCATGCGACGCTCGGCTTTGCCCTCATCTTCATCAGCCTTGGACTTTGCCATTTCTGTTGTGTACTTCTTGCCACGAAACTCAAAAGTTTTATCGCCAGCCTTGCGGGCTTCGGCAAAAGCTTGCTTGAAGTTTGATGGCGAAAAATCTTTTTCCTCTGCGGCGCTCATCTCAGGAGCTTCCTGCTTTGCCTTAGAAGCGATGCCGTACTTGGCCGCCTCAACGCCTTTCAAACCGCGAGAGATTGCGCCAACTTCGTCATACTCGTCATTAGATGACTTTGTTGCCCGCTTGCCTAACGAAGCATAGTCTTCAACCAGACTGTCTTCTTCGCCGTTGTAGCGTTTGATTTTGCGCTTTCTCATATGATCTTCCTGTTTGACTCAATCAACTGGTCAAGCTTTGACTCAAGCCGGTTAAATCTCTGATCAATGTGGTCAGTGATGCGGTCAACCTCTGCCTTGGTAACGTTATCACGTGCAATTTCCTCACGAGTCCTGTTCAACAGGATAGTGATACGGGCAAGCTCAGAGAACTTCTCATGAGCGATATAAGCAAACAGGCCCACAAACAGCGACAACGCGCCGTTCCAAACCATATTGATATCCACGATCAACACTTCCACCTTTTTAAGGCCGCAGCCTTCCTTGTAGGCCGACCCTTTTCGTCTTTCATAGGCCCCGGCATTCCAGACATCCGAGCACAAAACGACCGCTTACGTGGGCCGCCTTCTGGCTGCGGAGCTTTCAAATTGCTGCCGGTAGCCTTGTTGTACTTCGCTCTGCCTTTGGCCGTCAGACCCGCCCCCTTAGACACGGGCAGCTTCTCGCCGCGACCGATAGCAAGGGAGGGAGTCTTCTTAGCCATAGAACACCGTCACATTTGCGCCAGTGCTAGTCACAACCGTCAAGTTGGACTGGCAGACAATCCCTTGATCAGGAATGTTCAACGGAGATACGCCTGCTACGCCGGGTGCAGTAAATGTCATCAGAGTGGTTGCGCCGTCCTTGAAGGTGACGGTAGACGCGGTTCCAAAGCTGATCATGCCGCCCTTCAAACGAGTGCGGCCTTCATACACTACTGTCGTGGCGTTAGCAGGGCATATACCCGGCCTAACGTCTGATTGCATAGCCATGCTGGCCCCCTATTAGGAGTTCTGCTGACCGAACAGAGGATCAGTTACGTAGTAGGTGATGTAGCCAGAAACATCGCCGACAGCCGAGCTTGCGCTCTCAGTGGTGACGGTGAAGTTTTGATCCGCATCAGCAACAGTGCCGATGCCAGCGCCTGCGCCAGTTGCGCCCGGAGTCACAGTCTTGGCCGAAGTAGCAGCCAGAGCGGACACATAGAACGCAGCGTTCGAAGCAGAGCCGTCGATCAGGGTGTAGCCAACATTCATCGTGCCGCTGGTCAGACCATTGGTGATAACAACTGAGGTCACAACAGCGTTTGCAGGAAGAATGAGAGGGGTGCTGGAGCCGGAAGCAACTACGACGTTGCCAGCAACTGCTGCGTTAGCAACATAGAAACCTGCTGCCATGACGCCGGAACCGCAATATGCTTGACGAGTGTTATCGCCGCCGCCCGAACGCCAAATACTTTGGGTGGTAGAAACTGCCATTTGAATTGTCCTCACATGCGAGTTAGGTGGGGCAATCTGCATGTCGTCAGCCGGGGCTGTTTGCCACACCGGGTATCCCGGATTTCTCCTGCGTTATAGCATAAATCTATGAAAAAAGGGGGGCTTTTAACCCCCCTTCTATTACGCGCCTTGCGAGCCGTACATGCCCAGCGGATCAGACCAGCCGAACGAGTAACGCTCGCGGGCCTTGTAGCGGACGTTTCCGGTGTCGAAATCACCGTCCATCGACTGCGCCAGAGGCGTGCGAACGAAGTGCTTCATGCCGTTGGGAACGTCAGTGGTCAGGAACCAAGCGTTCGTGTCGGTCAAGAAGTGGTTAATGGTGTAACCATCAGGGATGGAACCATTGTTCTTGATCGCGTTGATGTCGTTGTCAGTGGTGCCGACGCGGAGTTCGGTTTCCAACAGACGGGTTGCAACGAATTGCAGCGACGGGGGCACGATCAACTTCTTGGGACGGGCAGCGATCAACAGATCACGTTCGTCAGTCCACAGGCTGATCTGAATAACGGCGGCTTCCAAGGAAGTCTCGTTCAGGTCAGCAGGGGTGCTGGGAATGTTGCTGTTGGTACCGCCAGACA